GAGGCGTATTAACCCCAGCTACTCTCAGGCTGGGGCTTTTTTCTGGCTGTCGTTTAGGTCCTTGGGTCATGGCTCACTAATAGTTTCCACTAAGGAGGTTAGTTACTTGCGTATTGCTTGAAGTACTGTAACTGTCGGCGTTTAAAAAAGACTGAGGGCTATCACCTTGTTTACTGGGAATGGCAAAATCCATGCCAGATGGGGCAACCTCAGGGGAAGGTGGGTAGGGGTTCGTCCTGTTTAAAGTTGTATCAGGTCCTAGTAAACCAGTTTTAGTAGCTGTGTTTACCATACTTGCGGCTCCTTGGGCTACAGCTCCCAGACCAGGGCCTTGAATAGCATCCATCTGAGCTTGCCTTTGTTGCATTCTTGCTTGGGTCTGAATGGCGCGAGACTGCTGTTGCATAGAACTAGCAGCTTGGTTGGCATAGAATGCCGACTCACTAGCCATCTTATTGCGCTTGGACTGCATCTCAATGTTATTCCGGTTCAAATTGCTCTGAATTTCTTGCGCCCTCTCTTGGCGGTCAATTTGCCCAGACAGAAAACCGGAAGTTAATTCTGCTGTGTCTTGGGTGATGCCTGCCCTATTCTGGGCGAACCTGTCTCTCTCGTTTTGGACTGACTGGAGGTTTGCCACGTTCTCCGATACACGTTTTTGGGCTTCGCCGTAGGCTTGTCTTTGTCGAACTGCTTCGGGGTTAACTTCTCCAGTTTGAGCAGTCCTTTGAGAGGAATCAGCCGCGTCTCGCTGTCTACTGGTGTCTCGGGCTTGTCGTTGTTTGTCGGTGGTTTTTCCTTGTTGTTCGGCGATTTGTTGTCCTTGCTCGTTAAGGGCTTGAGAACCTCTTGCGGTTTGAGTTCCGGCATTTTCAGCTTGTCCCAGAATGTTCATAGCGCGTTGTTCTGCTTGCTCTTGCATTTGCCGAGCTTGTAATTCGGTCTGGAGTAAGGCAGTACGCTGTTTTATTTCGGTGGCTTGTTGCTGTTGATAAGCCTGCTTTTCCTGGGCATCAATCAGAAGCTGTTCCCTTTCGTGTTGTTTTCGTGCTAGCTCTTTATTCTGCTCAAATTGCTCTTGGGAAAGCTCAAGCTGCTCTTGCGCGAGCATGTTTTTTTGCTCAAGCTGCTTGCGCCTTGCCTCTGCTTTTTGTTTTTGTGCTGATATGCTGGATATGGTGCTTGCTGCACTCAAACCCACGCTCACAGCCGGTGCTACTGCTCCCATGGTTAAAAACCTCCGCCTCCGTAGGAGAATTGGTTTGAAGTTGGAGTGCCAGTGTTACTGGTTCTACCGGTGTTAATTAAGCTAATTTGGTAACCCACTAGCTCAAAAGTGGTTACGCGCTTGCGCATGATAATGGTTTGAAAATCATATGTGGCTCCTATAATGGGTTCTGCTATACGTGAATACTCTTTAAACTGGGATTCTGGGGTATCAATGTCAAAGTAAGATGTATCCCAAAACAAATCGAATGACCCGTAGGTGTCATTGTCAGACGCGAACCCAGTGTTGTTGTCATTGTAGAAAAATGCAATATTGAACCCAACTGGGTTAATATACTTATCTACTATTTCACTACTGTCTTGGTTAGCAGCCTGGTTTACATCTTCCTGACTGTAAACTTCGTGGTAGGGAGAGTTGTTGAAGTACCCGTAGTAATGCAGGAAGCGTTTAATGCTGCTCATGTTAGACCTAATAAAGAGAGGACTAGCATGCCAAGCAGAGTATGCCAGACCAAATTCAACAATCTGGTCTTTTTTCAGGTCTTTCAGCATGATTATGCGGTAGTTGTTGTCAGGGTCTGAGCGAACTACGTAATCAGTCCCCTCAATTTGGAGAACATTATCGAGCCACACCCTAGGTAATTCTGGTTTGTCAACCCAGTCTTTATCCTCAGGCTGGCTTAGAGACGTAACTAGTAGAGTCTCATAACCACCAGGAACCACGTTAGTTAGATAAATACCATCTCTGAGCTTGATGTAGTCCTGGTTGAAAACTAACTGTTGGTAATTCCCATTGCCGTCATAATCAATGAGCACGTCGATATCCTGGATTTCTCGATGTGGAAGTAAATCAAAGAAGTATCCGTAATCACCAATATCATAAGCTGATGTCCTGTTAATCGGGTAGTAGTACTGGCTTTTATTGAGTGTGAATGCGTATCTTTTCCTGGGTGCAGAAGAGTCCACAGCAGTGGGAGCGGCTAAATCCTGAGGTACTGGAATTACACTCAGAAAGTCCACTGGGCGGAACTGGTTTGCTAAAAGCAAAAGCACACGCTTGGGCGAACCAGTAGCGTCCAAACTAGTGAACACTGGGTAGGCGAGCATAACCAAGCGTGTCGTATCAGTTCTCTGTATGGCAGTACCGTCCAACGAGAAAAACAAACCGGAGCTAGTAGTGTATTCAGTCCAGGCATTGCGGAAAACAGAGTAAACTAACAGTCTTTCTGCACTAGAGTCGTTGAGCGTCCTCTCATTAGAAAGACCCACGTAAAGCTCGCTCCGGTCTTTATCATACGTTAGCCAGGCGGTCTCTTGGTCAAAGTCATTGTCCTGGAAGTATTCCCTGACCTTGATAGAACGCTCTGCCGCAGCAAAGTTAGCGGATGTATCTGTCGCAGAAATATCGTAAAGCCCATTATTAGACAGGAAGAACATGGTATTTTCAATACGCTGCACAGAGCGAGAGTTAGCTGCACCAAGTTCTACCTGAAACTGGACGTAAAAAGTCTGTGGCGTTAAGCCCTTATCTCCACTCAAAAGCCTGTAAGTAGAGTTTTGAGTAAAAACAAAAAGACTATCGTTTAGCTCCTCTATGGCGCGAATAGAGTCGTTGATATCTGCTGATATATTGAAGCCAAACGGCTCTGCATCTGTTTCTGCGTTTAATCGGGTTTGGAAGTCAGCGAAATTCCTGCCTGGCTCAAACGTGTCGAAAACTTCTGAGACAGCAGTTTGCAGGGGAAGCTTTGGTGTGCCACCCAAAACTAGCCTTCCTTGGACAGCAGAAATAGTGCGGGGGAAACTTCCCTCTTGGTAGTCACAGAACTCCCAGAGTCCAAAAACAGGGATGTAAGTGCCCTCTCCAAAGCTATCTTCACTAGAAGAGGCAGAAGAGCCTACAAAAGAGGTATCAACATTAGTAGCAACAACCCGAGAGTTAAACGCTACCCCCATCTCAGATTCCGAGGTAAAGTCTATATACTCCCCTCTTGTAGAACCGTCTGTTAGGGGTCCATTAGTCCAAGCACTACCGCCAGCGTAAAGGTAGTAGGTGTTTTCAGATGAATTGTTGGGGTCAGTGTTTTGGCTAAACGACTGGTCTCCTACTCTTACAGAAAGGTGATTACCCTTAATACCACGAGCACCGTTGAAAAATACGCCTAAACCTCTGTGAAAATGCACCGGAGTAGGGTCAGAAGTCCCTTTAGTATCACCAAATGCTGTGTAACTTAACCCTGAATGCGGGGAGTCCCCCGAGTCAATAAACGCTGCTGTATTGGTAAAAGTGTATTCACTAGCGTTACTAGGTGTTTGGGTATAAGTAAAGTTAGTGCGGTCGGAATAGTTATTAGTAGGTGTAATCTTAAGCGGGTAGCGCCCATCCTCATCGTAAGAGACTAAGCGCAACCCCAAGAGAATGTCTGTAGGATTAGCTAGAAATCTATCCACCGGGTCAGTATTAAGCCGGGTAGTACGCCCATAAACTCTTTTACCGAGCACGCCTACTGACTCTGCCCACCATTGCCAGGAAATAAAAGTTACAATAAACTCTCCTTCTCTGTTGGTGTTGTTAATGTCAACGTTCAGGGTTCCACCAGAGTAGCTAGTTTGAACGACCTCGTCTGTTATGTCCGTACCGTTATTGTATAGAACAATATTATTAGTGTTGGCATTCTCTAAGTCAGTGTTTTCAAAAGGCAAACGCAGCTCATTGTTGCTGTCTCCGTCGTAGTCCCCTTCAGTCGTTTCGCTATCTAGAACGGTAGACTGCACAAAGGTAACTTGAATAGGAGGGTTAACACCCGAAGTAAAAATAACGCGTGGGTTTAGCTCAGAAGTATACGTGTAATCTGGCTTTACGTAACGTGCTCTTTCGGAGAAAACATTAGGGAACTTAACCCGTTCGTTAGTAGTGTAGTAATCCCGAGCAGTGTTTTCCCCCAATTCTGTAATAGTAGAAATAATGATATCTAGCCCTGTTTTCACTAAAACAAGGGGTTCCAGATTGCGGAGCTTAATTGGTACTAGCCTGGTTCCAGACAGCCCATAAGTATCATCCTTAATTTCCCCAGCTATACTAGTCCCTTCTCGGGTCTGCACATTGCCTCGCTGGTTAACTTTAGTATTACGCATACTGGGGCTGTCTTCCAACGGAATAGAAAGCTGGGAAGACATTACGTTTAGCCCTCCCATGCTTGAAGATTGCAGCACTGTACCTTGTTGTTCTTGCTGACCGCCGTTCTGCCCTCTTCCTCTATCTATACCTCTAACCATTTTACTTGTTGCCGTGTCTTGCTCTAAATAGGTTTATGCCACCAGCAGGGATTCCCCTGTCTTTGTCTCTCATTCTCTGCGCAAGAGACTCATAGCCCTGGTTGAAAGTGCCAGCTAGTTGGTAATCACTGAGGTGGGTAAGCGCAAACACCGCGGTAGCACGGTGCAAAAGTAAATCTAGGTATTCCTCTGGAATGCTGAACTTTCCGCTTTCTTTGTCAGGAACATCGACAAAGGTGATGAAATCAAACTCGACTCGGGCTTGCTCAGTTGTATCTGTGGGATAGGGAGTAACACCAATTTTGTAATCACCTAAAACAGTGTAGAACCGAGGTCTCTGGGGTTGAGAAGAGTTGTAAGCAGTCTTGGGTTGCTCATCAAAAACATCATGGGCAAGAAACTTAAGCGGATGGCGTCGCCTGTTCTTCTGCTCTCGCCATTTAACTGCGAGTATGCGCTGAAAAACAGGCAACTGAGCCTCTTCATTTACCCACTTTTTAGCCGTGTCGGTTTCCCGCAACCACGACCAGTCATTGAGTGTGTTAATATCGGTAATAGCCTGTCGGAGAGCCGAATTGATTCGGTCTCCGATGGCTCCGCTCAATGTGGTACGAGGTCTCTCATTGACATTTATTAGCATTTCGTTTGCAATGTCTAACTTAGACCTGGTAGATTGAGCCATTATTAATCGTCCTTGGTAGAAATGACCACAGCGTGGTTGGGTCGATAGAGTTTAACTCCGTAGATTTGGGTCTGGACTACGTGCCATTCCTGGTAGTCCGTTGACCACTGGGCGTCAACGCTGGGTTCTTTCTGGGTAGCAACATTGCAGTAGTCAGAATGGAGAATCACTGCTGAATATAGCCCATCTGCGTTGGATTCTAATCCGGTGGCGCTATCCTGAGTAGGATAATACATAGCGCTGCTGTTGTAACCAGGAGTAGGCCCAGTAGTTCCGTCTGCTCCATTGCTGAAGCCATCTGCAGTGTTTTTCTGGAGGGCAGTAGTCATCACCACTGGCATGCCCAGAATGCGACCGACCACACCAGAGCCAATGCTGTTGATTCCACCAGTAGCATCAGCATTGATGAGGGGGTCGCCAATGTTGCCAGCAGTCAGCATGGAAGCTTCCTGTTGCGGCGAGACCACCAAAACGCGCCCTTCCTTAGGTACGCGGTTTTCATTGAGGATTTCCCACCCTTCTAGAATGTCTGAATATTGAATAGGATTGGTGCTGGTGATATGATGTTCAGAGGGATTCTCACCGACAATAGCAGCACGCATTCCTAGAAGGAAATCATCCATGTCTCGCGCGAGTGCGCGCGCAGCTTCTTGGGTATAAAGCTGACGCATATCAGTGTGAGACTGAATCTGCGTGATGTCTTCCACGGCGATTGAGCTTTCTTTATATTGGTCAATCGTCATGGTGTATTCGTTTTCCTTCCTGCTTTGGAAGGAGACCGGAGTGCCAGGCAGCTTGGCATTAACGCCCAAGCGGTCCAGTTCCGGCATGCGAATAGTGTCTCCCGCTTGTCCCCCGAACGGGACATTACGGGTATAGCGGGACATAACCAGGTTATCCTGTAGATAACGCTTGATTTCCCGCATCCAAAGCTCAGGAATAAAACTCTGAGCCTGGGAAGTAGTTAGAGCGCTTCCGTTAGGAGCGTAGCCTCCAGAATATACCATTTAATTAAATCTCCTTAATGTTGGTAAGTGTTCAGTCGCTGACGAGACCATTAACAAAGGCATATTCAATGTCTTTGATGTTTTTCTGGTACTCTTGTGTGC